CCAAAGAAAAGCCCCTCTTTTGAGGGGCTGATTTTATCCTTTTCGAGGTCTAAAAAAGTCGTTTCTTGCTTTTAGGGCGATACTTGCAAAGATAGCCCAGAGAATACCCGCTATTATAAGACTTATCCAAAGTGGAGAGAGAACCCACAGCCAAGACCAGTTGATGACGCCGAGGAGCTTCAAAACAATAAATACAATTGTTAGTACTCCTGTGAAGCCAATGCCGCTTGTTCCGCTGTTATTATTATTATTATTATTGCTCATTTTTATTCACCTTTCTGCTTTTTCTGCTTATATTTGTAAACGTCATTATATACCTTTTTTGGAGGCATGGGAGGCTTGCGGTGTTTCCGCAAGCTTTCCCTTTTTGCCTTTTTGCTCATTTTGCCATATGGGATAAACTCGTCACTCTTCATCATCTTCATCCTCTTTAAGAATAAAATACCAACCGTACTTTTCTGCATTGTCGAGTACATAGCTTACCCAATCATCAAGCAGGTCGGAATAGAATTCCTCAGCACCATACTTACAATTTCTCATAGCACGGAGAAGCTTTGCGGCGGAATACTCTTCATTAAGCCATTCATCGAATTCCTCTTCCATATCTTCAAGCAGGAACTGCTCAAAATCCTCATAATTGTATATGTCGGAGGACACCTCAGACCCGTACTGATACAGATAGTCCCACGGGTCATGGTTAATGAAATCTACTGTTCTTGATACTGTTGTTGCCATAATTAATAACCTCTTTTCGTTGTTGTGGAACTCTGTGTTCCTTTCCTTTACTGTAATTATATTATATCATATCCTACTAAGTTTGTCAAGTAAATTTGAAAAATAATTTGCACAAAAATTTTGGTGTGGTGCGGAAGTGTTTAAAGCCCCCGCACCGCCTACATATTGGCAAGCCTGTCAACGCTATTGCGACGACTTATGCCCCCAATCTTCGGCATACGGTTCTCACTTTGAGAGGAGAACCTTTTCTCTTCTGACATTTCCGTCAGCGTCACACACGAGGATTATTACCTCTCTCATTGGTCTTACAACTCCTTTCCTTTACTGTAATTATATTATATCATATTCCATAGTAAAAGTCAAGTGTTTTTTGAAAAAAAATATTGTACAAAAATCGGGTGCAAAATTTGTACACCTTGACCGCAATAAATGGTTAATGGGACTGACCAAAAATTGCGATTATTGTCGATTTTCTGCGAAAAAAGTTTACAGACTGTTCACACTTTGTTCATAGCGGGCGGCGAGGGAAAAACAACGATTGAGCGCCGCCCGCGCAAAAATTTACAAAAAATTAACATTTTATTCACATTCTTCACCGCAAAAAATGGTCAGCGTCCGCTGACCAAAAATTGCGATTATTTTGAGTATTCTGCACAAGAGTATCCGCTTTCCCAAGGATAGCTTCCAAAGGCAACTGCATTTGCAATGACTTCTGTTAATATTGCGGAGTTGCGGACTTCCTCGCCATACATTTTTGATATTGCCTTTTTAGCGTTTTCTGGTGTATCTGCAAATACCCAACCTCCAAAATCTGAGCCTCTTATTTTAAAAGTGTACATTTTCATCATTTTATCACCCTATTTACCCTTTCATGTTCCCAAGCAACTTTGTAATTGGGCTTTAAGCTCTCTGTAAGTCTCTTGTCATTGGTGGAAAACCTAAAAAGGTTTTCCCCATTAACGACTTCATATACCCAAATAGATACGAACAAATCCCATTTAGAAGCGCCTTTTATTATAACCTTTTCTTTCATATGTATCAACCTCCTATTATTAAATCAGTCGCACAAAAATTCACGTTTAGATTATCGCAAATCTGAATAGCCTCATCTACATCATTAGTTCCTTGAAAGAACCAACCTTCATTACTATTAATCGGTGAAAATACAATGTACTTATATTCTATATAGTCATTAGGCAGATTATAAATAGTAAACATAATTTTTATTCCTTTCTGTTGGAGGTTTATTTCTTCCTTTCACTATAATCATTATATCATATCTGCTATTGAATGTCAAGTGTTTTTGAAAGAAATATTGCACAAAGAATTATGCTCTTTATTGTGCATTTTGACCGCAATTTTTGACTAATGGGACTAACCAAAAATTGCGATTGATGTCAACCTCGTTAATAAAAAATTTACAAACCGTTCATAGTTTATTCACAGCGGGTCGCGCCGATTTGCTTACAGCGGAGCGCGACCCGCCGCTTTCACACGCTAAAGTATTAAAGTGATACACCGCAATTTTTGGTCAGCCGAAGCTGACCATTTCTTGCGATTTATTCGTCTGCTAAATCGTTAAGTTTAGTAACAATTCTGTCATAGATTACTTCAAGCTGTTCAAGCATTGCATTGAAGTCCTCTCTTGCATCTCTCTCGTTGTTAAGAAGCCGCTCCCAATCAGGACACTCTTCAACGGTGAGGTCTTCAACCGCCGCATAAGCATCTTTGGAAAGCTTGTAGTAAACAGCCTTGTCAACTGCCGCTTTTATTGTTCCTGTGAAATCTCTAAGAAGTTCTTTCATTGTGATTACCTCTTTTCTTTATTTTCTGTATTTATTATACCATACATTTTTGCTTTTGTCAATGGTTTTTTTGCACAATATTTAACCAATATTTTGGTTAAAATGTACGAGATTAAACCTCGTACATCTCCTCCTCTTCAAGAGCCTCGTAACCAACGAGTGTGATAACCTCTGCAAAAACAGGTGCGGTCATTGTGATACCGAGAGCAGTTGCGGTAGTGCTTACGAAAGTCGGAATAGTAACCTCTGCAAGAGAGATGCCGTGAGTAAATGCGAAGTAAACGATAGAAGATGCAATCCTTGAAGCTGTCATAGTTTTTTACCTCTTTTTCTTAGTGTTTGTGAGTGTCTTTCTCTCTCACTTTCTGTAATTATTATAACACATCATCACGCATTTGTCAAGCTTTTTTGCAGATTTTCTTACCGTCACATTACACAAAAGTTTTTCGGGTCATTTAAGCATTTTGCACAGAAACGTGTTTACATTGAATTTTTTATCTGTTCATAGTTTGTTCATAATTTCTCGGATTGCGTTGACAGTGTACGATTATCGTAAATAAAAAGTCAAGCGACTGTTGCCGCTTGACAGATTTTTTTCACTTAGTGTTCTCGTCAGTGCCCCAAAAGAGAATACCGTAAGGCTGTTTAATTCTCTTGACTGCGCCGAAGAGTGCGAAGTTTTTAGTGTCCTTGACAGCCTTAATAGTTGCGTAAGCCTTTGTCCACGCTTCCTTGAGATTGTTAGCCTTGACAGTGAAGTTGAAGTTGAAAGTAACGTTGAAATCGTAAGTATTAGTGTTCTCATTCTTGGTAGCAGTAATGTTAGTCATAATTTTTTACCTCTTTCTTATTTTCTGTGAGCTTATCTCTCTCTCACTTTCTGTATTTATTATACATCAAAAAAGTGGATTTGTCAAGAGTTTTTGCAAACTTTTTTGTTGACACATTGCACAAAAGTTTTGTGGGTTTTTGTACATTTTGCCAGTGAGCGCGTTTACCACAAATTTTTTATTTGTTCACAGTTTGTTCACATTTTCTCGGATTGCTGCGACTGTATACGAAAAAAGCACTGATTAAATCAGTGCTTTTCTTTTCTTATCTTATTATGTAATTATGTCTTTTGCAATAATCTTCTATTTCAGCTCTTTTTATAGACTTTGTTATGTCAAACGTACCATTGTCTATCTTTTCCTGTTCTACCTTTTCCGCTAAATGCAAGAGCATTGTGTGCTCAGGCTGTACGCTTATTAACTTTTCCTTACCGTTTACTATCTCAAAGAGGAATAATTCATTCATCATACTAATCATTTCCTTTCTGTTGGAAGTTTATTTCTTCCTTTCACTATAATCATTATAGCACATTAGCAGTATTTTGTCAAGTGCTTTTTCAAAAAAATTTTGCACAAACTATCACTAACTTTTTTGTGCATTTTGACAGAGAGAGAACCGCAATTTTTGACAAGTCCACACTGACCATTTCTTGCGGTTTACATTCACAGTTTGTTCACAATTTCCGTGCCAATAAAACTTTTTCCTCGTTCACACTTTGTTCATACTCTATTAATAGTCTGTTCACAAAAATTTTACAATTTGTTCATTTTTAAGGAAAACAATTTATTCATAATTTGTTCACATTTCGTTCACAAAAAATTTACAAATTGTTTACATTTTATAAAAATCGCGTCGCAGCGGTCGACGGCGACGCGACGCAAAATACTGCAAAAATTGCCCACGCTGTGTGTAGTCTTCTCTCATTTAGCCGACTGTTTGCTAGCCAATGTAGCCGAGAATATTTTTTCAACGGTAATGACCCCGGGGGGTGGGTTTCAGGATTTTCTTGATTTTATTGCTCAAATCGATTTGTCCACGGCACTTCCCAGTTATAGACTTATTTTTAAAATCGAATTACGAAACACTTATAGCTCTGTCCCAATTACACTTTCTTGACCAAAAATAAAAAATATGGTATAATAAAATTAACAAAGATGAATAATTCATAAATGAATAGCGCAAGCTAATTCGAAAGGATGTGCATTAATGGCTAATATAAACCTTGATTATAATATCAAAACGCCAGAAGAGCGTTCTAAATATATAAAGGAACTCCTAAAAACCATTCCCCCAGAATAGCAAACCCCTCGTTTCCTCGAAAAACTTTCCGATTATGTTTTAGCAGCTCTTCCGCGCAATCGTCGTATTCTTACAGACAACCGCATGGTAACAATAGACAAACGTGAGACTTCCCTCGAAGCCCTCTCTGAAAAATTTGAAACTAATGCGGATGCCATCTATGACCTTTTTACAGACAACAAAAATCAATTCCTCGTACCCAAGATATCCATAACTGCGGAAGACCTTGAAAAAATACCCGAACTCCGCACTGTCAAAGAAACAATAGAAAAGTTAAAGAAGATGTACGCGGAAGCCACGGGCCGCCGCAAATACCTCCTTAAAAAACAAATCATCGAGTTCTGCCGCGACCAATACATCATCAAATAGCTTCACTACCAGCCTCCGCAAGCTAATGCGCAACGTACTATCCCCAATGCAGACTCCCCCTCCTTCGACGAGTCCTATTCTATTTCCGAAGACGGTATCTCCGTAGAAGCGAGCGGCAATATGTGCCTCGGCAACCCCGCACATGTATCTCTTCTTTTGTGTAACTACTCCGAACTTAAACAAGATTCCTACGACCGCTTCAATAGTGATATGTACTATCTCTTGCAAGACCTTGAAGATTGTATAGAAGAAGCGCTTCCCGCAGAGTACCCTATGTACTATGAAATCCTTATCCTCAAAATTGATGGTCTCTCCAATGCGGAAATAGGTGCGGCGCTCCAAGAAAAATTTGGTAAAACTTATACCCCTGAATACATCTCTTGTGTATGGCGCCAAAAAATTCCTAAACTCGTCGCGGAGGTTGCTAAAAAACGTTATCTCGATTACCATTACACCGAAGAAGTGCGCGGGAAGTGGAAACGCTGCTCTTGTTGCGGCCAGATTAAATTAGCTCACCCCCTTTATTTTTCAAAAAATAGTACATCAAAAGATGGGTTCTATTCCCTTTGTAAAGAATGTCGTAATAAGCGGCAGCGGAAGTCCGCGACGTAAAGGGCGAACTCGTCGAAAGGAAGTGGCTTAATAAATGGCAGAAGAAAAGAAAATGTGTTTTTGCTCCAAGTGCAAAAAGTTAATGAAAGAAGATAATTTCTACAGCTATAAAGACGGAACAAAAACAGAGTTATGTAAACCTTGCTTCACCATGCATATAGATAATTTTAATCCCGATACTTTCTTATGGGCACTTGAAAAACTTGATGTACCATATGTTCCCGCGGAATGGAATGTTCTGCGGGACCGCGCGTATGCGAAGGACCCTATGAAAGTTAATGGAATGTCCGTTCTTGGTAAATATCTCTCCAAAATGAAACTTAAACAATGGCGGGAGTACGGTTGGGCAGACTCAGAGAAGCTTTAGGCGGCATCAGCCGAGAAAGAGGCGGAGAAGGCTGCGGAGCTCGAAGCTGAAAAAGAAAGAATATAGTAGGCTTATGATGACGGGAAAATTACCGATGCTGAATATAAGACCTATATGGATTCACAAAGTTTACATGATAACGGAGAAATTGAGAAGGCGGTCCTCCGCGATGTGATAACAGGGCGCGCCATTGAGGCGGGCCTTTATGACCCCACAGGTCAGTCTTCCTCTGATACCGTACTCTTGGATGAAAATGATTTACCTGACTTTGCGGCAAGTCTTACAAAAGAAGATAAAGTATATCTTGCACTTAAATGGGGCAGGACTTATTCTGCGGAAGAGTGGGTTTCACTTGAATAGAACTATAAGGATATGTGTAAAGATTTTGATATAACAGACCAAGATACTAAAAATACACTTCTTCTTTTGTGTAAAATAAATTTAAAAGAAAACCAACTTATAGATTAGGGCGACTTCGATGGTGCTTCCAAGCTTGCTCGTATGTATGACTCAACTCGTAAATCTGCAAAATTTACTGCGGCGCAGAATAAAGAAAAACAAGAAGATTTTGTTTCCTCTGTTGGTGAGCTTATTAAATATTGTGAAAAAGAAGGCGGACGCATCCCACGTTTTTAGATAGATTATAATTATGATATAATAGATAAAGAAGAAAAAGATATGAAGGAATACCTTCGTAACCTATTTAATTCTGACCCTTCTATTCCTCGTTAGATAGAAGATTATCTTAAAGCTAAGACTCTTGCGGAAGAGCGTCGTGCGAGAAAAACAGAAGTTGAGCCTCTTGATGAACAAGACCATTTTGATTATGACAATCATCAAGAATAGCTAAGAGAGAGCGGTGAGATAGATGAGTCTGAATGAGCTATTGAAAATATCTCACGAAGTTGAAGAAAAGAATATTCTTATAACAGAAGAAAGAATATAGAAAAATTTTAATGAGATTAGAAATTTGATAGCTTTCTTCCGAGAATATCCAGATTTATTTATTGATTTTATAAAAGGCCCGAATTGCAACTTTAAATTTTATATGTATTAGCGACACTTTTTGCGGGCGGCCATGCGACATAGGCATGTTTATGCGACATTTCCTCGTGCATATTCCAAGTCATTCTTAAGTATGATGTCCTTATTCCTCAAGGCTATCTTCTACCCGGGAAGCCAATTGTTTATAACCACGGGCGGTAAAGAGTAGGCTGCATCTATTACATTGGCCAAGATTAGCGAGATTATCAAACTTATCCCCGCACTTGAAAATGAATTAGATATGACGCGCGGAGCGACTAAGAAGTCAAAAGATGATTTACGTTTCGTATTTAAGAACGGTAGTGAAATAAATATTCTTGCAGCGAGTGAACGTTCAAGAGGACAAAGACGTCAGGCGGGGCTTGTCGAAGAATGTGTTTCTGTTGACCAGACAATGCTCAACGAAGTTATTATTCCTGTTTTAAACGTTAACAGACGACTTGCGGATAGTACATATGACAAAGACGAAATTTTGAATAAGAGCCTCGTATATATTACCACAGCCGGTTACCGCAACAGCTTTAGTTATTCTAAGTTAATTGAAACAATGCTTGAGGCGGTTCTCGACCCCGAAGAGGCAATGGTATTAGGTGGAACTTATCAAATTCCTATTATGGAAGGTCTTTTGGATGAAGACTTTGTTGACCAACTTAAAATTTCTGGTTCTTATGAAGAAGACTCATTCCAGAGAGAGTATAAACTTGAACTGTACTCTTTAAATATTACGAATTGCTGGAAACTCCTTAGAGCTGCTTAAACTACAACGTAAGAATGAAATAAAGCTTAGCGTGAATGTTTAAAAATTAAGCAGATTGGACAATCAGCAGCCAAGCCCCGAATAGGGGAAGGTTCAACGACTAAATTATTCACAATGCGTGAATTTGTGTAATACTGCATATTAAAAAGGAAGGTTGTTATTATGAAAAATATAGTTGTTAATAATATCAGTACCTCGTATTTTATCACAGAAGACGGCAAATGCTATAATGAAATAACAGGTAAATTTTTAAAAGGGCAAATTAATTGTAAGAATGGATATTGCTCTTATAATTTAACATTACCAGATGGGTCAAAAAAAAGAATGTATGCACATCGTTTAGTGGCAATTGCTTATATCCCAAATGATAATCCAAAAGAAAAAACTCAAATTAATCATATTGATGGAAATAAAACTAATAATTGCGTTGACAATTTAGAATGGTGTACCCCACAAGAAAATGAAAATCATGCAATAGAAAATGAACTAAGGACTTTTAAGCACGTTTATTGTTTTTCAAAAGATAAAAAATTGGTAGCTGAATATAAAACAGTTGCGGAAGCGGCTCGCGCAGCGGGAATATCTGTTTCTTGTATTCATCAAGAAGTTTTAAAAGACGTAAAAACATTAAGCGGTGGTTACTATTGGTCATACAAGAGAGAATTAGGGGAAATTAAAAATTACACCAATACTGGTAAATCTAAAGAAGTATATCAATATGATTTAAATGGAAAATTTATTATGGCTTTTCCATCTGCGGGAACTGCAGCAAGAAGTTTAGGCGCTGCACATAGTCATATTAGTGAATGCTGTCGTGGTAAAATTAAAACATATAAAGGTTTTATATGGAGATATGCAGAAGATATAGTCTCACCTTCTGGTGAAAGCCAGAGAGAGTTATGCGAAAACTCGTAAGATAGTGTGTTCTCAATGGACAGGAGATACTGAAAATTCCTTCTTCTCAACAGAGCAATTTGAAAAACATCGCGTTCTTCAGCTTGCGGAAGACAATTACTGTGCTAAGGGAAAACGCGGCGAGTCTGTTCCATATTACGTTATCGGCTTCGATGTAGGCCGTGTGAATTGTACTTCTGAGGCTTGTGTATTTAGAGTTAACCCTGCTCCTGATAACAATGCGGGTTCAGTAAAATCACTTGTGAATATATACAGTTATGAAGATATGCACTTTGAAGAGTAGGCTATTGCTTTAAAGAAACTCTATTATCGCTATAAACAAGCCCCACTTGTAATAGATGCTAATGGTCTTGGGCATGGTCTTGTAGATTTTATGGTTAAGTCTTAGATAGACCCTGAAACGGGCGAAACATTGCCTCCTTTTGGTGTTATTAATGATGACGATGGAGAATACAAACGTTTTAAAACTGCGGATACAGAACTTAATGCAATGTTTCTTATTAAAGCTAATGCTCCTATCAATACAGAAATTTATGCTTATGCTTAGGCACAAATCACAAGTGGACGTGTTAAATTCTTGATTGATGAAGCAACAGCCAAGAATAATCTTCTTGAGACGAAAAAAGGTGCAAACATGAAGCCTCATGAACGTAATGAATATCTGCGGCCGTACATCGCTACAACAATATTAAAAGAATAGATGGCGAACCTCGTTCAGAATAACGATGGTATAAATATTATTCTTAAACAGTCTTCCAGAAATATCAAAAAGGATAAAGTTTCAGCTTTCCTTTATGGATTATATTACATTAAAAAGGAAGACGAGAGCAAGAGAAAGAGAAAAAAATTCTCCATAGGAGACTATATGTTCTTCTCTTAAAGGCAAACTGAATAAATATTATTGAGAGAATTTTCATTTATCAAAGGTCATTCTCTCAATAATTTTTTGTAAAGGAGATTTTAACAATGAATTTTAGAAAAATTTTAGCATTTATATTAACCAATATTTTACTTTTAAATCTCTCATGTGCGGCATCCGCCAAGACCTATGAGTATGATTTAAAAACTTACGATTATGTAGAAAATTGTTCAACAGTAAACTATGTCATGAACTATCCTGCTTCTATTGATTCTACTGCATATATCGTAAAAAATCCTGATGGTGATTTTGTCCTTGATTTTATTAATAGTAATGTTAATGATATTCTTGCTATTGAAGTTAGTACTGAATAGGTAACTAAGACAGACGGTAGCGAGGGTAAGAGGGTAATGAATATTTTTAAATATACGAAAGATATAAGTCTTATTGAACAGGGCTTTGTTTACAATCCTTCTGTATTTAAAGGTACTTATGTTTCTATTCCCTATGGACAGAATAATGGATTCTACCTTGGCAATACTCTTGAAACTCTGGGTTATTCTTCTGCTTATACCTATGGTTTTAGCTCTGTAAAGATTAACCTTACTTGTAAAATAAATGTTGCTTGGGATAATAAAGATGGATATGGAAAGATTAATACTGCAAACTTCATTGGCGAAGATGGTAAAGATTTATATTGCGCATATCAGTCTTTCACCACAAGCAAGTATGCGAAGGAACTTTATAAAGTTTATCCTTTTAGAACTTCCCTTTATCCTAAAACTTATAAAACAGATAATGGTTTAGAGCTTTATGAGAATGACGTTCTTAGAGCTTTAAAGACACCCAAGTTTTATGGCACTTATTACTTTAATCCTGTTGCGGAAATCAATGATTTAATTGCAGCAAATGATGACGTTGTATTTACTTTTGTTTCCTATACAGATAGCAGAAATAAAGAACTCTATAACCCTTATACTTATTTAGATATGGAGCTATTTAATGGTGGTCTGGTTATTAACAATAATCTTACTCTTCAGCTTCAGGATACAAATAGCTTCTATTGGGGCGACAATAAACTTAGCTTCTATTGGTCTGATATAACAGGCGGGAAGGTAACTAATGTTAATCAGTTCTTATCTTCTATGTTGCTTTATACTTCCAGACCTTGGTATTGGGATTCTCTTATTGTAGAACCCAGCATTAATACAGAAGTAGAGGTTGATGATGTTAGCGCAGGTTCGGGTATATTAAATTATTCCTTTGTTATAGAATAATAAGCAAGGCGGGGCTTTATGCTCCGCTTTACTTTTTGGACAAAAAATATTAAAATGGCTGTTAGATTTTTTGAAAATATATAGTGAATTAAATATATTAGAAAGGCGTGAAAAGGATGAAAGCCAGTAGAGGAGAAATAAAAATTTGTGATATTTTAGATGAGGCAGGATTAGCTTATAAAGAAGAATATAGTTTTCCAGATTTAACTACAAAAACTGGCGTGCCTTTACGTTTTGACTTTGCTGTATTTGATGATGATGGTGAATTAGATTTCTTGATAGAGTATTAGGGAATCCAACATTATGAACCCAAATCTAAGTTTGGCGGATATTCTGGACTTAGAAAACAACAATACAATGATATGTGTAAACGTGAATATTGTAAAAAACATGGTATAACTTTAGTCCTCGTTCCTTACTGGGACGAAGCACAAGTTAACTATGATTATATTATGACAAGAGCAGGATACTAAACTTTTGACAAGATTTAAAAAATATGATATAATATTATAAGAAAGGGGTGTAAAGATGATAAATAGGCAGAGCAATGTTACACCACCACATGAGCCGGTTGACTTCTCTAAAATAAAAATAGGTTTAAAGACACTTGAAGATGCTGTTCTTACTATTGGAGATTATTAGAAAGTTAATTCTTCTTTAGCAACAAAAAGAAGAGTCCTTGATGCTATAAAGAATAATGATTATTATACGATGTATCAAATTTCTAATTATTTCTTTAAGGTAAGCGGTATTTATTCAAGATTAATTAGATATCTTGCATATCTATATAGATATGATTGGATGGTTACACCTTATTATGATAAAGAGACGGTTGATACCGACAAACTTTTAAAAAATTTCTCAAAGACATTGACTTTCTTAGACAATTTTAAAGTAAAGAAAGTATTTGGTGAAATTGCTTTAAAGGTTATAAAGAATGGATGCTACTATGGATATGTCATTAGAAATAAAGATAAGGCATCAATATAGGAACTTCCTATTAAATATTGCCGCTCTCGTTTTGATGTAAATGTAGGCACGGCAGGCGCGAGACCCGCAGTCGAATTTAATATGAAATTCTTTGATGACTATTTCAGAGATGTAACATACAGACAGCAAATTTTAAAGCTCTTCCCCGAAGAATTTAAAAAAGCATATCGTCTTTATAAGTTAGGAAAATTACCGCCCGCATTTCCGGGTGATTAGCAGGGGTGGTATCTTTTAGACCCCTCCAATGCTATTAAGTTTAATTTGAATGATAGCGATTAGCCTTTCTTAATGCCTGTTATTCCGGCTTTGATAGATTTAGATGCCGCGCAGGAATTAGATAAAAAGAAAATGGAGCAAGAGCTTTTAAAAATTATTGTTTAGAAGTTACCTCTTGATAAAAATGGTGACCCCTTATTCGATATGGAAGAGGCAGCCGTTATGCATAATAATGCAGTTGGTATGATAGGTCGTGCAATAGGTGTTGACGTTCTTACTACTTTTGCGGATGTCGATGTTGAAGATATGGCAGACAGTAGCAAATCTACATAGACAGACGATTTGGAGAGAGTAGAACGTAGCGTTTATAATGCGGCAGGTATTTCCCAAATGCAATTTAATACAGATGGAAATATCGCTCTTGAAAAATCTATCTTAAATGATGAAGCTTCCATTTGGAATTTAATTTTAAAGTTTGAAATTTTCTTAAATGAATTAATAGAGCCTTTTAATTCTGCTAAGAAAATAGTATTTAGAACACAGATTTTACCCACTACGATATATAATTATAAAGATATGTCGAAATTGTATAAGGAAGAAATGCAGCTTGGTCAATCTAAGATGTTGTCAATGATAGCTCTCGGACAATCTCAATCGGCAATTCTTGCAAATGCTTACTTTGAGAATGAAATCCTTGACCTTGTTAATGTATTCATTCCTCCTATGAGTTCTAACGTTATGAACGCGGATGTACTTAATAGGAATAAGAATGGTGGCGAAGGCGATGATAGCAAGACTGGCCGCCCCGAAAAACCAGATGATGAAAAATCTGAAAAGACAATTTAGAATAAAGAATCAATGAATTAAGGTGGTGAAAGACTAAATGGCTATAAGAAATAAAAGTGTGGCAATAAGAAATCCTGAGTTTCTTAATCTTTCCCCACTTGCGGTTAACCGTTTAATGTCTAAGTGTGATATAAAAGTTTTATATACGGGAAAAAATAGAAACGGCTCACATATTTCTAAAGAAGTAGCAACGAAGATGGCGGATACTCTTAGAGGTTCTCCTATTGTTGGTTATTTCAGACAAGATGTTGGTGACTTTGGTGACCACGGCCACAGAATGACAATTGACGTTGATGGAATTAAGGAAGAAGTATTAACAGTTCCTTACGGATTCGTTTCTACTGATGCCAAAGTTTGGTTTTAGGTATTTGAAGATGAGGACGAATTTGGAAATAAAGTTGAAAGAGAATATCTCTTAACCGAAGGCTACATTTGGAATGGTTAGTTTAAAGAAGCTGATAAAATTTTAAAAGAAGGATAGCCACAATCAATGGAAATAGAGGGAGAGTCCCTCGACGGTCATTGGGCAAATGATAGTAAAACTGATAGAGATTTTTTCATAATAACTGACGCAGAGTTTTCTAAGTTATGTATTTTAGGTGATGATGTAGAACCTTGTTTTGAAGGTGCTGACATAAAAGCGTCAACTTCTCAAAACTTTTCTTTAGTAGAAGAAAACGAAGATACAACATTTAAAGCACAACTTTTAGAAATGATGAAAGAATTAAAATTTGCTTTAGAAGGAGGTCACGACATGGACAACGAAACTAAAGTAACTCCTGTTCCTGTAGAAGCTACTGTTGCAGAGAACGAGGTAAAGACTGAGATGACTGAGGAAACCCCCACTTCCGAGGTTGAAGTTCAGGCTACCGAGACTCCCGCAGCTGAAGATTTTGCAGAAAAGAAAGAAGCATCTGAATTTGAGGATAGCGAAGATGATGGTGACAAGGGCAAGAAGGACGACGATGATTCTGGCGACGACCCTGAGCCTACTTCAGAACCCGATGATGAAGATGGTGTAAGTAAAAAGAAGAAGCCTAAAAAGGAAAATTCTTTAAGCGAAGAAGATACTCCTTCTATTGAACAAGAGTATGCTGAATTAAAGTCTAAATTTGACGCTCTTTCTGCTGAATATGAAGCACTTAATAAGAAGTGCGAAGACCTCACTGTTTTCTACAATGTTGAAATGAATAAGCAGAAGGATGCTTTAATCGAGAAGTTCTATATGCTTTCTGATGAAGATAAGAAGGATGTTCTTGAGAATAAGTAGAATTACTCTCTTGAAGAGATTGAATCTAAACTTTCTGTTATTTGTTTTAGAAAAAAGGTCAACTTTAATTTAGCAGAAGAAGATAAAAATGATAATACAATGACAGATGATGTTAATAAAACTTTTACTCTTACAATGGGCGAAGCAGTTGCAAATCTTGAAAGTGATGTTCCTGCTTGGATAAAGGCTATTGAAGAGCATAGAAAAAATAAATAAGGAGGAATAAAATATGCCTTTTACTCGAATTGGTTACGGACAGGTTGAACCCAATCAGCTTTCTGGTATAAAGACTGGTCAGATTTTTGCGTCCCTGCCCCTCGATAATAGAACCATTGCGGGCGGTGCTTCTGCTGATTCTAAGGTAGACCTGCTTCAGAATGGTGAATTTATGTTCTATGATTATGCAAGTGGTTTTGTTTCTTGTATCGACAGTGTTGATAATGGCACTTCTGATGCAATTCACGCAGAGCCCTATCTCGTATATAATGAGATAAAGATTTATGAAGATTGGCTTTCTTATAAGGATTTCGCTATGTTCAGAGTTGGTGACAACTACGTAACAAATCCTCCTATGATTGGTCGTCTTACTTCTGCTAATGCAGATGGTACTGTTTATGGCGATGGTTCTCTCACCGTTGGTGTAGTTCCTTCCGCAACATACACAGACCCTACTACTGGTAGTTCTACCACTCTTACTGGTCATACCGAGTATCAGTACAGAATGGACGGTATCGCTCCTCGTCTTGTTAAGACCAATATCGGTGATATTTGGACTACTAACATGGTTGAGGTTGGTACCGCAGGTTCACCCATTACCTATAATGTTGGAGATATTCTCCTTCCTAAGGTAACATCGAGAAATACACTTGAGCTTTCTAAGACTGGTACTATTGATACTGTACAGGTTGTAGTTGTAAAGGTTTACACAATGCCTGATGGTCAGCCCGGTCTCAAGGTTCAGAGAATTAAGTAATGAAGGGGGTTAGTAGTTATGGCACTCGAATTTAATCAATTAGTAAAACTCGCTAAGGCTACAGCTCACGCTAAGCCTAATGTACAAACTGCTTTCTCTCTTGGAGATAAGAATTTCTCTTATGATGAAATGAACGAGACTCTTAGAGAAGAACTCAAGGAACTCGTTGGTACATATGCTCTTTACAGAGAGAATAAGAATCAGGTCTTTGCCCTCATTGAGCAAGTTATTGATGATGTACTTCCCAAGAGAGTTCTTGAGCAGTATGGTAAGTTTGCTGAAATAAAGACATTTAATCAGGGTGATAAGCCCATCTTCACTCAGAAGATTACTCAGGCTTCTAAGAGACGTGCTAAGCAGTTCATCGGTAAGGTTGGTCTTGCTGGTATCTATGAAGTATTCAAGCTTGATGGTAAGTCTTACGAAGTAACCACTAACGCTATCGGCGGTGCTGCACAGATTGGCTTTGAGGAATACCTCGATGGCCGCGTTGATTTTGCAGATGTTCTTGATATCGTTATGGAAGGTATTGACGAATGCATCTATGTTGAGATAGAAAAGTAGCTCATTGGTGCTGTTGCAAACGTTCAGACCGCTAACAAGACTTCTCAGACTGGTTTCGTTGAGTCCGCAATGGATAAGCTGATTTCTATCGCTGATTCTTATGGCGGAAAGTCCACTATCTACTGCACATATGAGTTTGCAGCTAAGATGGTTCCTGCAACTGGTTGGATTTCTGATGATATGAAGAATGAAAAGTGGAATAATGGTTACCTTGCTAACTACAAGGGTCACAATGTTATCGTTATGGCTCAGTCTTATGAAGATGAGACTAACATGGTTAAGGTAATTAATCCGAGATATGCTTGGATTATTCCCGATGGCGCTAACAAGCCTGTTAAGATTGCTTTTGAGGGTGGCACAATCGTTGATGAGTACGTCAACTCTGACCGCTCTAAGGAAGTACAGGTATACAAGAAAGTCGGCGTAAGAGCTATATTCTCTAACGACATTTGCGTATATGAAGATACACAGCTCAGCAGAGTTTAATAATTAAAATATTTATAATAGCCCTCCTCACTCCGAGGGGGGCGTTATTATAAAAATCGGAGATAAAAGGAGATATAAATATGGAAAATATTACAACTAAAACAACTTATGTAGAAGTTACAAATCGTAACAATGGTACAACTGGCTATACTCTTTCAAGCGGCCTCCATAGAGATTTTAATATTGGCGAAACTAAGAAGATAGATATTGAAGAACTTAATGAACTTCTTGTAGTTCCCGGCGGAGAGTTCCTGCTTAAGAACTATCTCGTTATAAAAGACCAGAGTGCGCTTGATTATCTTGATATTAAGCCTGAACCGGAGTATTTTTATACTGAAACAGAGATTAAGAAACTTCTTCTTGAGGGTTCTCTTGACTAGCTTGAGGATTGCCTTAATTTTGCTCCGCAGGGTGTTATTGATTTAGTAAAGAGTCTGGCAGTTAGTCTTGAGATACCAGATATACGTAAGAGAGAAATGATTAAGGATAAGACAGGTTTTTCAGTAGATAATGCTATTAGAGTAAATACTGCTCTTGCTACAGAAGACGAAAAGAAAGAAGAGCCTGCTGAAAAGACCAGAAAGTCTGAACCTGTTAAGGTTGAAGAAAAGAAAGTTAGAAAGTACAATATTACTACTACTAAGTAATCATTTAAGGGGGTGTTAATATGGGAACACTCTTTTCAGAAGTATATGATGCTTTTTTAAATCGCATTACAGATGATATGTTTATGGAATTTAGTGAACTTGATACTTGGCGGATACTGCAGGATTTATTAGTTGCGGCAATCCCCTGTTTTGAGTTCCCGCGCCAAGATTTATCTGATTATGAATTATTTGATGCGGTTGACTCTGACACTTATTGTGGGGCAGAAAGTGAACACCAGATAGTTCCTCTAATTATATATGGCGGAGGTCAATTTGCGGCAACGCTTACCCAAGAAGAGATAAACGTTCTTGCTTATTATATGATAGCAGGATGGATAGATTAGCAGCTTGCATCTGTAGAATTAACAAGAATGAAATTCTCTGGTTCAGATTTTAAATTTACAAGTTAGGCAAATCATCTTTAGAAATTATTACTTCTTAAGAAAGACTATGAGAGAGAAGGCTTTCATCTTTAGAGATTATATAGTAGACGTTTAAAGAATGATGGCGGAACTTATGATTCAACAATGACGTGTTTAGCTTCAAAGAGGTCAACCACTGATTGGTTCTCTCCAGATGTGGGGGTGCCGGCATGGCGATAACAAATGAAGCAATAGATAGAAATTTAAAACGTTTAACTAATTAGATATATAAATTATTACCATTGCGAGAGGAGCAATCCGATTGGCGAACCCCGCTTTTGGCTATTATTGAAGAAGTTGCGGGAATGGAATTTATCTTAATAGATGAACAAGAATTAATCTTTTCTCTTTTGTGTAAATTACAAGGATTGAGACTGTTAGAGGAAGACTTTCCTCTTTATAGAAAAACAATATTTGACTGTTTGAACATTATGGGGAGGTTGAGAACACAATGTATGGATATGAAAACTTACATAAAAGATTGAACCATAATGGCGGAGAATATTAGCAGGACAGAATGATTTTAGATAAGTTGAGAAGCTTGAAAGCTTCTATTGGACGTTCATATTAGACTGCTACGATATTCTTACAAAATAATCAAATAGATAACGCTTTTGTTCGAGGTTTTAAATGTTTAATAAACCCCGATAAGCTGAAAAATGATTATGATTAGAAATTTCTTTCTATCCCTTATAGGGATGTTCAAATAAACAAGCCTCGCGTGGGAACGACCACGCAGGGGCAAGTTGATGTTGGCATAAAATGTGGCGATGTTTTTTATTGGAAAGAAACTAATAGTTATTGGATAGTTTATCTTCAATTTAAAGAAGAATTAGCTTATTTTAGGGCAGATATAAGAATGTGTGAAAAAGAAGTTGAGATTAATGGACATACATATCATGTATATTTTAAAGGCCCTGATGAAACCACTATACAGTGGAATTAGAAAGATAATATTGAATGGAATGATTTAAATTATTCTGCTGAAATATATATCACACAAAATGAAGAAACCCTCGCGTATTTCCACAGATTTGCAAAAGTAAAGATAGATGGAAAGAAATGGGAAGTTGTTGCTTAGAACTCCGCAAGCGGAGAAGGAATTATTAAAGTCGCATTAATGGAAACATTTAATAATGAACTTGAAGATAAGGTTATAGAAGAAAAAGAGCAATAGCAAGAGCTTACGGAAGAAATTAGAGAACAAAGAAAAGAAGAGGGTTATCCTTCTATTATGGGTGATAATATTGTTTATCCTTATGATATTAAAGAATATACCATTGAAAATGCGGGCGGCGGACGCTGGGTTCTCGCAACTAAGAAAGCTCGAATTTTACAGGAGAACGCCGTATGGGTTAAGATTGAGATAGTTACAGGTAAGAGTGGATTTATAGACCTTCAATATTATGTTGATGGTAATATAGTGGCACAATTGCCGATTACTATTGAGTCTATCTAACAGAATAGGAGATAAAGGATATGAGAAAAGATTTAGTTAAATTAGATATTAAATCGTCTTTTCTCTCTTGTGAGAAAGACTATGAAACAATTATGAAAAAATTGTTTGTAGAAAGTAGACCTTTTTCAGATATTCTTAAACGTCTTTTGGTTATAGAAACTAAAGACTGTTTAGATAATTTAGATAATGAAGAATATAAGAAAATAATAAATGAAATGTCAATAAAGAAATTACTCGATAAAGGATATATAAGAACTGCTCCAATTATTAAATTACCAGAGCATGAGGAAGTTAAATCATATATTCTTATGGGATTTGATAATTTCTCGCCTGATTTCAACAATCCTCAGTTTAGAGACTGCACAGTTTCTTTTGATATAATTTGTAATACAGATTATTGGGATATTGGAAATTATAGGCAGCGCCCGCTCAAGATATGTGGATATATAGATGGTATTCTGAATAGAGCGAGATTGTCTGGTATCGGTACACTAAATTTTATTGGGTGTAAGAAAATCGTTCTTGATGAAAAGCTGTCTGGATATACATTAATGTATGAAGCAACTCATGGTTCTGACGATTGGATTGCAAATGGAGACGAATAATGAAATATTCTAAATTAATGTGGCTCTCTGGAAATGACATACCTTTTCCAGAGGCCTCACTTACAATTCATACGCCTACAATAAAAGAGATAGCGATGATTGGAGAAGATAATTTCTTTGTTGGTTGTCATTTATTAAATTTTGATAAAAACTCATTTTTATCCGCACAGGACAAAAGTGCATTAAATGAGGCAACAAATTTTGATATATTAATGCAAGTCTTAAAAAATTCACAAGGCATGGAGACTTAGCGGGATAGCGTTATAATGCTATTAGCGCTTTTGTTTCCAAATGCTGAAATTGAATTTTTTGATGATAAAATCCAATTTGCCATTGATGGTAATTATTATTATATCAATAATGATAATTATGAATATTTTAAAGAAATTATTGTTGAGATGTTTTGCTTGAAACCTATTGGTGAATCAAGTGGATATAATCCTAAAGGTGATTTGGCTCGCCAAATAGCTGAAAAGTTAGAAAAAGCGAGACAAAAGATTGCCCAATAGAAACATCAAGATAATAAAGAAATTACTGTTTTATTAACAAAAGTTTCGATTCTCTCTGTGGGGGAGCATAAAGATATGAATAGTTTATTAAATTATTCTATTTATTAGCTTTATGATGAATTTGAACGTTTTGAATTAAGACAGAGCTTTGATATTCAGTTAACTGCAATGGCGGCAGGCGCCCCTCCTAAGGAAGGGCTGAAAAATTGGCAAGTGGATATTCATGACCCTGATTATAAATCTGGGGATGAAGATACAAATTAAAATATTTTTATAAAAACATTTTAACTAAAAATTCCAAAAAGGAGGAATTTAGCTATGAAATATGGACTTCGTGAAATATGCAATGTTGTATTCCGCGCAAAGAACACTATGAAGATTGGTAATGCAACATTCAGAAAGGGCCAGCCCGTATTCTTCATGGATACTGCTAAGACTTCTTCTCTTGAAGGCGCAGCTACAACCGTATACGCTACTGGTGGACGCGGTAATGTACGTCTTGTTGCTTGGGAAGGTGAGAAGACTGTAACCATGACTGTTGAGGATGCCCTTCTTTCTCCTATATCTTTCGCAATGCTTTCTGGTGCAGGTGTTGTTAAGGGTGCTGCAGGTACTACAAATGAAGTACACGCACATCAGACAACTTCTACTACTATTGATATTCCGACTACTGGTACATATCAGAGTAAGAAAATCGTTGATTTAACAAATGCTCTTCATGAATCTGATAAAATTTGTAAGACTGCTCCTATCTTTATTATGGCAGTAGAAAGCGACGGTTCTATTACTGGTGCAACATATGAACCCGCAGATGTATCCGCTGATGGTAAGATAATTGTTCTTGACGATAATGTAACTGTAACAGCAGGAACAAACGTACTCGTTGATTACTATGTTCTTAAGAATGCGGCTAAGGTTACTGAGCTTCAAGTTGATGCAGCTAACTTCGGAGGTTATTTCTATATTGAAGCTGATACACTGTTCAGAGCACAGATAGATGGTGCAGACTATCCTGCAAATATTACTATTCCTAATGCTAAGATTCAGTCTAACTGGACATTTAGCATGGCTGCAACTGGCGACCCTTCGACCTTTACATTTACAATGGACGTAATGCCTGGTTATACTTATTTTGACCAGACTAAGAAAGTTCTTGTTGTAATTCAGGTTATTGAGGATGCTAATAATGCCGATGTTACTTATGAGAGCGTTATGAAGCATAATGATAGTGAAGTATTTGAGGGTGATGATGGTAGCGTACCTTCTGATAATGTTCCTAATACACCTGCTGGATGGGCAACCCTTTATGGTTATACCAAGGTTCCTAAGACTGCAGCATATGCTTCTGGTACTTATTATAAGTATGACGCTGACCATGCAACAATGGCTGAGGCTGCAGTATTCGTTACTGAGACTGTTACAGAACAGAATTGGTCTACAAAGGTAGCAGCTGGTCTTTATACCAAGAACGCATAATTTCAATAATAATCCTTGTTTTGTTACTTTGTCAATAGACTTGGTACGATATATGTGGCGGAAGGCGGCAGAAATGTCGTCTTTTGCTTTATGCGGAAGGAGGAGGAGAAAATGGCTGAATTTTTAGAAGATATAGAACTTGAAGATAAAATAGAAAAAATTTTGCAAGAGACTATACCAAAGACGGAAGAGAAAGAAAAAGAAGAATTTTTAGCATCTATTAATGAAGAATATTTAGAACTTAAAAGAATATTACAAAAATTGAGACAGCAGTCTCGTATAAAAAACGCAACTTTACAATTATATAAGATGGCAAATTTAGATAAAATAAAAGATAAAACAGAACGTTCTAAAACAGCTTAGAAAACTGTAAATACGCTTTTTCATCAAATTGATAAATAGAAGAAATCAGACCAAACAAGATAGCTTTTATTATCTTTATATCATATTACGACTGTTCTTGCTGCAAAAGTCAGCGGAAGACCAGATGTTCAATATAAGATTTTATTTAATTATTCTTATACAACAACAAACGAAAAAGGAGAAGAGAAGATAGAAAAAACCGTTGCAGAATTTACGGGAACTTTTGAACAAGCCGTAAAACTTAATTTAATTCGTATAACAAAAGGCGGTAATATTGTTTATGGTTCCAGCATTTCTGATAAGAAACTTTCTTCTTCTCAAAAAGCTCTTTATAAAACAGCTATAAAAAATTCAACTATTTAGGTTGGTATTCTTGAACGAAATATGATATAGGATTTGAGAGCAAGAAATAATATGTCTTTTGATGATTTAACACAAAAATTAGAGACAGAAACAACGGCTCTTAGAAAATTTACATATATATATGCTTATTTATTTTAGAATACTGCTTTATACACATATACAATAGGTCACTATTATGAAACTTTTTAGTAGCTTGCTGCTGAGAATACCGGAGAAATTAGTATTGATGATATTGTAAAAGCTGCAAAGAAAGCAAAAGGTACAGACCCTTGGATAGTTGGAGGAGATGTCCTTCTGAACGCGCAGGATTTTTAGGTAAAAGCTTTTAGAGGAAACTACACAGAACCAAAACAGATAATTACTTTTGCAATGAATTTATGCTCTGACATAGAAAAAGTAAAAGATGCTGAAAATTTTAGTATAGAAAAAGGTAATCTTATAGGAAAATATACGAAAGATTTGAAAAAGGAAATAAAATCTAGTGTAGAAGATGATATTAAAACAGAACTTGATAATTTGAAAGAAGAAAAAATTACTTTTACACTTTCTTGACAAAATAAAAAAAATATGATAAAATAATTATAGATAGATAAGAAAAACTGTCTATAATTATATAAGAGAAAAAAGGAGTCGATTATAAATGGCGGAAACAATTACAACCCTCAATTATGAGGAAATTAAATAGGACAATTACTTTGCCCATAAAGTGTTAGATTTTAAGGGAACAAAGATTAGAGTATATCAGTATATAATGGCACGAGATATTCTTGATTTGATAAATTCCGTGTTACAGAAGTCAAGAGAAAATGGATATTTCTCTCCATTTAAGGTAGATATGTATACTCATTTAAATCTGGTTTATCTTGCAACAGATATAGTATTCTCTGATGAGGATAGGGCGGATGAAGTTGCTCTGTATGACCAGCTTGAAAGTAGCGGTTTAATGCAGCAAATAATTGGTTTACTTCCCGAAAAGATGTATAATAATATTCTTTCTTTCGTGGATGAAGAAGTAAAGAAGATTGAAGCATATAATAAGACAAGTGCGGCGGTTATTAGTGCGCTGATTGAAGACCTCCCGAAGAATGCGGAAGCCGCAAAGAAAATCGTGGAAAGTTTCGACCCTGAGAAGTATGCGGCAGTTATAAATTTCGCAGAGGCCGCAAATGGAGGCCGTGATATAAAGACCAATAAGCCTAAGAAGCCTATTGTGATTAAAAAGTGATAAGGCCTTAATAAGTTAAATCTACACTCTCCTTTATTATATATAATAAAGGAGACTTTTTTATAGTCTATTGTGACGAGAAAAAGGAGGAATAAGGATATGGCTACGAAAACCGAAGAAGTAAAAATAAAATTTACTGCGTAGACTGATACATAGTCTTTTAAGTAGCTTGAACGTGAGTTAACTAATATTCAAGTTACTTGGGCGAGAATGAGTAATAAGAATCCCATGATTGGTTCATTTGAGCAAGCTGCGAAAGAAGCAAGTAAGCTTGAATCTGCAATGGCTGCCGCATACAATCCAAAGTTAAATACTTATAACTTAGATATTTTAAATACGAAATTAAAACAATCTGGTACAAGTGTAAATCAGGTTGTTGAAGCTTTTAATAAGATAGGTTATAGCGGTGAGTCCGCAGTTTTAACTACAATCAATGGATTAACTTCCATGAACCTGTAGTTAGAAAAGACTGAAACAATCCTTGATAAGATTGGTGCTAGCTTATTAAAAACTGCAGGATGGTTCGTTGCATCTTCTGCTATCCACGCAATGGCGGGTAGTGTATCAGAAGCGTATGGATATGTTAAAGCGTTAGATACATCTTTAAACGATATTCGTATTGTAACTTATAAGTCTGCAGAGGAAATGGATAAATTTGCAGAAAAGGCAAATAAAGCTGCTTTTGCATTAGGTAAAGGTACTAAGGATTATACCGAAGCATCCTTAATTTACTATCAGCAAGGTTTATCTGATGAAGAGACTGCCGCGAGAACTGATGTTACCATTAAGGCGGCAAACGTTACTTAGCAATCTACTGCAGAAGTTTCTGAACAGTTAACTGCCGTTTGGAATGGTTATAAAGTAAGTGCGGATGAAGCGGAACATTATGTTGATAAACTTGCCGCTGTTGCTGCATAGACAGCTGCAGACCTTGAAGAACTTTCTACTGGTATGTCAAAGGTTGCATCTGCCGCGAATACTGTTGGTGTAAATGTTGACCAAATGAACGCAATGCTTGCAACCACTATTTCTGTAACTAAGCAGTCTCCCGAAACTGTCGGTGTTGCTTATAAAACAATCCTTGCTCGTATGACACAGCTCGAAGCTGGTGAGACAGATGAGGAAGGTGTAACTTTAGGTAATTATACCGAAAAGATGAAGGGTATGGGTATCAATGTTCTTGATGAATAGACTGGCAAACTCAGAGATATGGGTGAAGTTATCGAAGAAGTTGGTACTAAATGGTAGAACTTTAGTCGTGAATAGAAAATTGCTCTTGCTCAGACAATGGCGGGTACAAGATAGTACAACAACCTCGTTGCATTATTCGACAACTGGGATATGTATATTGATGCATTATAGACCTCGGAAGATGCTCTTGGTACATTAAACAAATAGCAAGACATTTACATGGAGTCGACTGCCGCGCATCTGCAACAGATGAGAACTGCATCTGAAGGTGTGTATGATAGTTTGTTAGACACTACAACTATAAATGATTTTCTTGATACTTTAACTAAAATTTTAAAAGTAACAGAAAAAATGGTTGATGGTTTTGGTGGATTAAAGGGTATATTGGTTGCATTAGTTCCTTTATTTATGCAAATCTTCAATAAACAGATTGCTACTAATATGGCAGATATGATTATGAATTTTAATAATCAATCAACTGCCAAAGCATAGATTAGAGAAAGATTTGAAAATATAGAAAAAATAAAAAATGAACTTGAAAAAAATAATCAATAGTTACCATCTTCTGCACAAGATATGCTAAATAAAAGAGAGTCCCTCGCCGAAAAAGCTCCATTTTTAACTACTGCGCAAATTGCTGAAGCAAGTAAATTAATAGATGAATATACTGGTGAGCTGTAGAAAATGCTGAATATACAAACAGCAATTTCAGAAAAAACAGATGAATGGAATAGTAATGCTGAAACGAATATTATAAAAATTGATAAATAGAAAGTTGCTTCGAATGAGTATGTTCAAGAGTTAGAAAGAGTTAATAACGCTTTAACAGACTATGAAAATTTAAGACGTTCTTTAGGCAACTTTGCAATGAGCAAGTCTGACATAGATTTTGATAATTTATTTAATCTTGGATAGTTTGATTTTAATGCATTAGAAGCAAAAGTAAAGACTATAAAAGGAAAAGGCTTAGCTGTATCACAAATTTCTGATTATGCAGACGCTATAAATCCAGTTATATAGCAATATTAGACAAAAATGGCGCAAGATTTAGAAACAAATGGATAGCTTGATAATAATACAGTAAGTTTATTTTAGAGTGCGGCAAAACAAGTTGTGACAAATCTTGTTGCAAAAGAAACAGATGGTAAAGTACGAGATGAAATTAATGCATTTATAGATGATTATATTAATAATATCTATAAGGAGTTTAAAATAAAACTTGAGAATTTTAGAAATAAGAAAACAGACGTAAACTTTTTCAATTAGCTTTTAGGCACAGATGTAGACACCTCTCAGTTTTCAGATTCAGTAAAGCAATAGTTATAGGATTTTTAGAACAAATATAATCAAATTTTAAAAACAGCAACGAACCCCATTGCAAGAGAACTACAATTAGATACATTAAAAGACCAAATTCAAGCATGGATTGATGGTACTCCAGAAGCAGAACAATATGCTGAAAAAATAAGAGAAGTTGTTAGTGAAGAAGACTAGCTTGGCGGTGCACTTTAGAGAAATAATCACAATTTAGAAGATAGAAATAACTCATTAAAGAAATTCGATATTTCTGCAAGCATTAGTAAAGCAACGCAACTTGTATCTGGCGTTGGAATGGTAACATCTTCCGCATCTAATTTAACTTAGTAGGTTGTATCAGGAGATGTTCTTAATAATCTTCCTGCACTTTTAACTTCTATTGGTTTTGCAGGAAATGCTGCTATACAGTCTATAGAGGGATTAACAACAGCTTTTTAGGCATTGGGCTATGCAGAAAAAACTGCGTCTGTTGCAGGTGGTATTGTTACTGTTGCAATAATGGCAATCACCGCGATAATTACCTCTTTTAGAGAAAAAGAATAGAAAGAACTTGACATTCTTGCAAAAGACCTTGAAAAATTAGAAGAAAAAACGACATAGAAAAAAGAAGCCTTAGAAAAAGCAGAAAGTCTTGAAAAAGAATAGAATGCTTTAAATAAAGAATATGAAGATGGCTCTATTACATTAGATGAATATAGACAAAAACTATATGATTTAACAATACAATATGGCGATTATGAAGATGCTTTAAAGACTGTCTCTGGAACTTATTCAAGTTTACATGATTTATCAGAATAGAGAGTAAAGGATTTACAAACGGAAACTCTTGAAGCTTTAAAAGCAGAGCAAAAACAAAGAGAGATATATGTTAGGAAATAGAGAGAAGGCTTTTTCTTTAATCTTGAAGAAGGAATGATTGGCTCTCAATCTAAAAAGGCCGCTTCTGGATTGGTTTCTTCTCCGGGGGAAGCTGAAAAAGAATTAATGAATTTAATTGGCACCGATACGTCACAAGAAGCAATGACACATTATTATCAAATGATTACAGGAGGCCATTTAACTTTTTCAGATATTTCAAATACAGAAACCATGTTTTAGAATGCTGAAGAAATAAGTGCATGGTTAGATAAATATGCAAATAAATATGATAAAGCAAAAGAAGAGAAAGATACCCTGTTTACTAATTTATATGAATATATGCAGAGTATTGTACAAGATGAACATTTTTAGCAAGGTATAGATGCTGCCAAACTTATTAAAGAAACAGAATTTGATATTGCAAGTCAAGAAGTTAATAAAGATATTGATAATTTTGACGATTTTAAAGAAGAAAGACAAAAATTATTAGAAGCTGCAAAAGGCATCTTTAGTGAAGAAGATGCTGAAAAACACGTAAAGAATTACTTTACTGCATTAAACGGAGCTATTGCAAAATATGAAGGATAGAATAGTTTAATGCAAAATATTGCAGGTAAGGATGATAATAATTTAATAGATTGGTTTAATAGTGATGATTTGACAGAACAAGGCTATGACTTTATTAATGAATATTCTGTAATTTTTAAAAATCTTTATGATGAAACAAATGGTGATGTTGAAGCTTTAAAAGAAGAATTTGATAAAATTTATTCCTACTATGGCACTTCTATGGACAAACTTGAAAATCTTATTAATTCAGAAGAAATAAATATTGAAGACATTTATAATATAGATGGTCTTGAAGAGTATGAAGAAGTTGCAGAAGAGAGCCTTTCAGAAGCTTTTAAGAAAGGTACTGGAGCTGCGAAAAATTGGCTTGTTGAATTTTATAAATGGTTAGGAAATAAAGCAAAGGAAGAAGAAAATAAAATATCTCTTGATAAATTTATCAATATAGAAACTTATGGAATTGACGGCGCAGGATATTCAGCTCATACAGACAAATAGAAAGAACAAGTTATTAATGATTAGATGGCACGAAGACAAGGATGGATAGAAGACAGTTTAAAAACAGCAGGGTCAATCTTATCTTTTGAGGATGTTATAGCTCAGGCAAAAGAGGGAAAAGATTTTACAGAGGATTTTAATGCATCATTTTAGGAAAATATAAATGTGTATTTAGAAGGTGCTAATGCACTTGAACTTTATTATCAAGCTCTTGAAGAATATAATGAAAAACAGAAGAAAGCAAATAAAACGACAGAAGCAACAATTAAATTAAACGAAACAATTATAAATCAAGAATTATCTGTTGGTGATAAAGCTGCTAAAAAAGCGTAGAAAACATTAGCTGCGGCTGAAAAAGAATATGAAAAGAATGGTTATTTATCTCCTGAAACATTACATGAATTAAATGCTTTTGTTGGTGGTAAATATACTAAATCTTGGATGAATGCCAACGGTGAAATAGAATTTCATAATGAAAAACTTAAAGAAATTGCAGAAAATGATGCATAGGCTGCAGTAAATGCCGCAAGACAAAACTTAGCTCTCGCAGAATAGAATTATTAGTTAGAATTACAAAAAGTAGATGTCAAGCATTTAACAGATGAACAAAAAGAATATTTAAATCTTTTACAGGATGAAATATACAAAAAGAGAGAGTCTTTAAATATTACAGAATTAAATTATAACGCGGTTAAAGCAGAAAACACTACAGCAGAAGAAGAAGTCGCAGAGGCAGGTTACTATAAGCAGAAAGAATATGAAGCTCCTAAACGTTCTACTCAATATATCGAAGATGAAATCAGACGGAAGCAGGAAGAACTTGATTACCTTAAAGAAGAAGCAGAGTACCTTAGTGGTGATAGTCTTACTAAGAACCTTGAAGAACAGAAGAGGTTAAAAGAAGAAATTATTGCATTAGACCAAGAATAGATTGATTATAACAAAGAAACAATAAATCAGAATGATGCAATACTTGAACAATATGCTAAAGAACATGGCTTTGCAATTGAAAAGGATGCAAGTGGATATTACACAAGGGAAACTTAGGAAAAATTCCTTAATGCAACCGAAGCTGAAAAGAGGGCAGCTCTCGAAAGAGAGAATGCTGCGGGTGTTGCTAAAGAAGCTAATACAGACAAGGATAGCAAGAAAGGTCTTGAGAATGCATATAAGCAAGCTCAAGAAGCAAATGAGCAGGCTACTAAGGAAGCTTCCAGAGTTATGGATGCCCTTGACGCTCGTCAGAAAGCTAATGATGCTATTGCGGATACCACAAGAAAACTTCCTAATGAACAACGTGAAGCTGAGCTTATTGATGCAACTAAGTATTATGTAAAACTTGAAGATATTGTTAAAAATATTAATAAAGAATATAAGATACAAGATGCTCAATTACAAAAGATAAAAGAAGATTTTGACTCCTTGTCTCCAGAAGAGTAGGGTAAGAAACTTCAAGAAATGAAAGCTCTTGAGGACAAATAGAAGGAAGAAACCAAGCAAGAGCTTCAAGCATATGAATAGGCTTTTAAAGAAGGTCTTCAGGGTGTTGACCTTGGAGATATTGATATTTCGAACCTCGCAAGCAAGTCCTCCGCGGAAATTGAGGCTATGAAAGAAGAGCTTGAAGATTTAGCAAGGGCGGCTCATGAGCGCGGAGATATTGTTTCTGAAGAAAAGATTAAAGCTGCAATTGACCATATGGATGGTTTAACAGAGGCTTCGAAGAGAAATGAGGAACAGAACAAGAAAACGGCGGTTTCTTGGAAAGAACTTCATGAAGCACAAAATGCAGGAGAATTTGAGGGCGTTAATAATGCTTTAAGCCAAACTGAAAAGCAACTTAAAAGAATTAAGTCTGCACAAAGTGGCTTAAAAGGTAAAGACCTTATCAATAATTTAAAGCAGCAACAAGCACTTTTACAAAAACAAGTTGCTTTAGAAAAATAGAAACTTGCTATTGCTGCGCAATAGACTAAGGCAACAGCAGCAAGTCTTTAGAGCATGCTTGCTTAGTATAATATTGGAGTTCAGATTAAATTTAATCAAGATGGTAGCTTAGCTAATTATTATGAGATTATTCAAGCAATATTAACCTGTAATGAATTAAGCGAAGACGGAAGAAAAATTCTTAAAGACATGACTGCAGAACTTCAAAAATAGTCTGAAACAAGAGCAAAGATAAGTCAAGAGATTGAGAATACTCAACAAGAGATTACCAATATATCTAAGACTATTGCTGATAAAATAAAGGAAGAAACCAAGAATGCATTAAAGAAAGCTCTCGAAAGATTTAATGCAAAGGTCGATGTTGAAATAGACATTGAGGATGCTTGGCGGCAGTTGCATAAACTTAAAGCAGAACTTGACGGATTAAGAGATGACGACTACTTTAAGAATATAAATGTTCAAGCTAAACAGTTTAGTGAATATCTTAAAACTAATCCTAACTCTTTACTTCCTGGCGGAAGCACTCAAATCTTAACAGACCACCTCAATCAGATAATGAGTGAAATCAATATCATTCAAGGTGGCGGCACCTCGTCCATATATGGTAAGGGAGCTGAAGCTGAGAAGCAAGCTTTCGAAGACTTGAAAAAGTATCGTGATGAGCTTGCCAGCAACGTTGAGTCTGGCCTTTCCGCAATCAAGGAAATGAAGCAAACCTATCTTTCTACTATTGATGCTTTCATTTCTAAGAACCAAGAGTTTATGTAGACTCTTGAAAAAATAAATGACATTTCTTAGAAAGTCATAGATACTATGAAACTCGTATATGGTGATGCTGCGATTAAGTATATTGATAAGTATCTGAAAGCACAAACACAGGGTAATCAGAAACTCTTAGAAGTTGCTAAGTAGAAAGCTGCATTAGCAGAAAATAAGATGAAAGATGCTCTTGCTCGTGGTGATTAGGACGCCTATCAGAAATGGGCTAGCGCATATAAGACTTATAGTGACGAGGTCTGGAAGTATATCCAAGAGACTATTAAATCTGCTCAAGCAGAGTTTGAAAATCTCTTTGAAGTTCTTAAGCAAGAAGCGATTCAGGCTTATAAGGATGTTTATGCGGAAACCAGCGCGCTTCCTCTCGATATGAGATGGGATTTAGAGGGCGAGAGAGATAAAGAGTTTAAAGACTATACAGACTCGCTCTATGAAGTTGGTACATTAACAAGAAAAGTTAATGAAAGCATAAATAATGCGGATACAGTTGCAGCCCGCGAAAAACTCTCTAAGTTCTTACAAGAAGATGTTGGATATCTAAATACTCAGATAGATAAAGAAAAACAACTTTCTAAGTACGAGATTGAGAGAGCTAATGCGAAGTATGAATTAACTCTTAGATAGATTGCTCTTGAAGAAGCGCAGAATAATAAGAGTAAGATGAGACTCCGCAGAGACTCACAAGGTAATTACCGTTATGAATATGTGGCAGACCAAGACAAGATAAATGATGCAACTCAAAAAGTTGAGGATGCAATGAATAAGTTGTATAATCTTGATAAAGAATATGCAAGAAAATATTCTTAGATGCTTTCTTCTTTATAGACCGAGTTCTATGATAAACTCAATGAGATTTATGAAAGACAGTGGGATACAGATGAAGAAAGAGATGCGGCAATTCAAGCACTTAAAGAAGAGTATTATGGTGAATATGGTCTTATTACTTAGATTTATAAGCAAGGTGTTTATGCAAGAGATAATCTCTTACAAACAAGTGCTGATAAAGAAAGTGCTCTTATTAAGAATGTTGAAGACACTCTTGAGAAATCTTATCAAGAAATGCAAGCAGAGGTTGAGGTTAATCTTACTAAGATTGACGAGAAATGGCATTAGTCTCAAGAAGTCATTGCTTCTGCTTAGGGTACTGTTGAAGGACTTAATCAAACTTGGGAAGAGCATAGCGTAATCCTCGAAGGTATTTCTGAACAAGAAAATGCACTTGTAGAAAACCTTAATGCACAGCTTGCGGCAATCGAGGCTTTACTTCCTGAGATTGAAGCTATGGCGGAGGCTTGGAAACAAGTTGCTGAACAAGCTTTAGCTGCGAACGAAGCTTCTCTTCTCTTAAGGGAAACCTTGAAGGAAGAAGAAGAGGAAACTAAGAAAGCAGAGGAGAATGCCGCGACTAATACTGGAGCTGGCGCAGGCGTCGGCACTTAGAGTTCTTCTGGAAAAGCTTCTTCACAGGCTGCAAGATTTTATATTGTAAATGGTAAAAAATATCGCTATTTCGTTCAAGATGACCGAAATGGTGGTAATGCTACTGTTGATAGTAATGGCAATTATGTTGGACAGTAGACTGCAGGAACCTCTAAAGCTGAACAGGACTTTTTGGAGAGAAATAAAAAATAGGACAAAACTGTTACATATAGCGACTCTTTAACACCCGACAAAAAGAAGAAGAAGAAGCAAACTTCTTCTTTCGCAACAGGTGGTTATACCGGCGAATGGGGCAGCGAAGGTCGTCTGGCTATGCTTCATGAGAAAGAGCTTGTTCTTAATCAAAACGATACCAAGAATATTCTTAGCGCCGTTGAAATGATGAGAAACTCTATGATGAATGGTTAGGCAATACAGTTAGGAATGTATCGTAATCAGTATCAGCAAGCGCTTAGCGCAATTGCTGCACAGAATACTCCTTTGGAGTAGAATGTACATATTGATGCAACATTCCCGAATGTTCAAAACTCTAATGAGATTGAAGAAGCGTTTAATAACCTCATCAACCTTGCAAGCCAAAGAATTAATTCCAACCTTAAATAATATATTAAAGATAGGCGGAGCCCCGCCTATCTTTTTTATTTAATGTTTTTATTATTTTTTTTAGATATAATAAATGGAGATTTAAAAGGAGGCTTGAGCTATGGGAGTAACAAATTAGACCAGTAATAATTTTATTGATACTATCGACCGTATGGTGGATGCTGCAATTTCAAAAGCAAAGTATGATAAAACTATTACTGCTACTATTGTGAAATGCGAAGATGCTGC